CGTTTAGAGAATGTATGGAGATACTTTATAAGTTTTGTTGGAATCGCCGTGCTGTGTGGAGTAATGGTGCATCATTTGACGTGGTCGTGGCAGAGTCGGCCTGGAGAAATCTCGAAATGCGTACCCCATGGCCCTTCTACACCGTCAGAGATACACGTACCTTGTACGAGATAACCGGGGTAAGTCTTAAAGACGGTGGTCACGTAACCAGTCACAAAGCAGTAGAAGATGCCGAAAGACAAGCTATTGTTGTGCAAAAAGCGTATACTAAATTAATTAAAGCAGAATTGGTATCGCCGACAAAATGAGAATTGATTCAGACATTGACATTGACTTTGGTGATAGAGATAAGTTATTAGAACTTATCAAACATACGCCTGCCTCAATGCGTAACATCACTCCTATGCGTAGACACAACACAGGTGTATATATAACAGATATTCCATATGATCCTGTCAACAACATGTCAGCAATTCATTATGAAGATGCAGAGAAGCGTGGATACTTTAAACTAGACTTGTTGAATGTACATGTATACTCACAGGTGCGTGATGAAAAACATTTGATTGAATTGATGTATGAACCTGAATGGCCTAAACTAAATGATAGAGTATTTGTTGAGAAGTTAATACACTTAGCCAATCATTATCAGAGTATTCAGAAGATGCCTGAACCTGTCAATAGTATTCCTAGACTAGCAATGTTCTTAGCATTGATTCGTCCTGCTAAAAAACATCTAATCGGTAAGAGTTGGAAAGAAGTGAGTCAAACTATATGGGATCGTGAGAATGACGGGTATAGTTTTAAAAAGAGTCACGCTATCGCTTATGCACAATTGGTCGTTGTGCATATGAACTTACTCACAACATCCGCTTCACAAGCGTAATACTACGGCGTTTGGTCCTACGTTTATGTAGTTCACTTATACTACACGTAGGACCATGTATTACAGACAGACTTTTATTATTGAAAGTCCTTAAATAGGGCTTGAATATAATCCATTCTTCCTTTAAGAATAGATTGATGGGGATTAATCTATTAGATTCCCACCACCAAACATCCCCTAATTCTAAGAATTTATCCTTAACTACGGGGTCGATTATAGCACCGTAATCATAGATTGTGGTGACTATATCATCTCTATTCTGTACTATTCCAACATAATCTTGGTTGGCGTATGAACATATAGTGATGAACGGGTGGTTTTCAGTTAGTTTCTGGAAGAATTCGTTTTGAATCATTGTTATTGTATTGACCGAAATATTTATCATCGGGTTGCCAGGCAATATATTTTGATAAATATCATTATGTACTCAACACAAGTATTCGTTTATACCCAACGTCAAATCGTTATTCTTTTATCAGGAAATTCCCCTAGGAGTTATATGCCTCAGTATGCCAAGCCACTCACTCTACACAAAGGTGTAGATAATCAAATTCAATTTCAGTTCCTTAATCAGGAGCAGAAACCTGTCGATATCACAGGAAAAGAAATCTCTTGCAGAATATTAAATGCAACAGGTACTACGGTCCTTATTAGAAAAGCACTTACTATTCAATTAGGTGCGACAGGTATTGCCGCATTGATGTTAAACCCAGGAGAGCTACAAGAAATTGAAGCACAGAAATGCTATTACACTTTAGAGATTCCTGTAGGCACATTTGATTACCCTGTATTCGTAGACCAAAACGCAGGTGGACGAGGTGACATGAATATTGTTAATAGCATATTACCTAGCTTTGTTCCTAGTGATGAAATAACTATCCCGACAGGTCAAGGTTATCCTAACCCAGATTGGTATTCAAACGACGGATCATATGTACCTGATTCTAACTCAGTCGTATATTATACTAGTGTTTATACCACAAGTAATAATCCTAGTCTAACCTTGCAAGCCACATATACTGACTTCTATGGTAATGTATTGATTGAAGGTTCTACTATTGGTAATACAGATTGGTATCCAATTAGTACAATATATAGTTATAATGAAATAACAGACACATTCCATTATAATGTAAATGGATATCACCCATTCATACGTATGGGATTCGTAAGCAATGCGGGTGTAGTAACCAACATATTGGCAAGATAAGTGTTGATTGTATGACACATTTGTGTTATACTATCTAAATGTTTGATATCCTATCAATAATTCCCGGTAAGAAAAAACTCACCCAAGGTGGCTGGCAAAGCTTTAATGCTGTGTGCTGCCATCATCGTGGTCACAAGACCGACACCCGTAGTCGAGGTGGTGTAATCTTTGACGGGCAAACTAATTGGTCATATCATTGTTTTAATTGTGGGTTCAAGTGTGGCTTTACATTAGGTAAAAGTTTAACAAAGAACCTAAGGCAATTACTAACTTGGTGTGGTGTTGATGATACACAAATTAGTAAGTGGAGTTTAGAAAGTTTACAACAAAAAGATATATTAGACTTTACTCAACCTAAAAAGAAATCTAAGATTAAGTTTGATGAACACAAGTTGCCTGAAGATGCAGAACTACTTGATAAAAATAATCCATTACACAAAATATATGCAGACTATCTGCAAGCGAGGGGTATAAGTAGTAATGAATATCCTTTCATGGTCACTCCCAACGAATCAAGTCGCATGGGAAATCGCATCATCATCCCCTATACATACAAAAACAAGATTGTTGGTCACACAAGTAGGTTCTTAGACAATAAGATTCCGAAATATATCAACGAACAACAACCTGGTTATGTATTCGGTTATGATTTTCAACAACCTAATCAAAGTGTTTGTATACTAGTCGAAGGCATCTTTGATGCATTGAGTCTAGGTGCTTGTGCGTTAACTCATAATACGATTAACGATGACCAAGCAGAACTACTAGCACAACTTAACAGACAAATCATTTTCGTTCCCGACCGTGATAAAACAGGATTTGACTCCTGTGAGAGGGCTATTCAATTAGGCTATAGCGTCAGCATCCCATATTGGGACAGTGACGTAAAAGATGTTAATGATGCCATTGTAAAATATGGCAGACTACCTACATTACTCAGTATATTACAGTCTGCTACAATGAGCAAAATTAAAATAGAAATACAAAGGAAAAAAATTGGGAAACAAAACGGATTCTAAAAAGCAAATTGATTATACACCAGAAGTACAAAAACTATTTTTACGAATGATGATGACTAACGCTGAGTTATATACTCGGGTTATGAACATTATGAACAGTGAAAACTTTGATAAAAGTTTGCGACCAGTCGCAGATATGTTCAAAGAACACACAGATAGATATAAAGTTTTACCTGATGTAACTCAGATTAAAGCAATGACAGGGGTAGATATTGAACCTATACCTGATTTAAGTGATGGACACAATGAATGGTTCTTTGATGCGTTTGAATCATTTACTAAACGACAAGAACTAGAAAGGGCTATTCTTAAAGCGGCAGACTTACTTGAGAAGGGTGACTTTAGTCCTGTAGAGAAACTAATTAAAGATGCAGTACAGATTAGTTTGCAACGAGATATGGGTACAGATTACTTCTTTGATCCTAAAGGTCGCATTAACAAATACTTCAATGCAGGTGGTCAAGTTAGTACAGGCTGGCCCCAGATGGATCGTATCTTATATGGTGGCATGAGTCGAGGTGAACTCAACATTTTTGCAGGTGGTTCAGGTTCAGGTAAGTCATTAGTTATGATGAACATTGCATTGAACTGGTTACAAGCAGGGATGAGCGGAGTCTACATTACACTTGAATTGAGTGAGGAACTTACATCGTTGCGTACTGATGCTATGTTAACACAGATGGGCACAAAGTCAATTCGTAAAGACATTGATACAACCGATCTTAAAGTTAGGATGGTAGGTAAGAAGTCTGGTAAGTATCGTGTTAAAGGATTGCCTGCACAAAGTAATGTAAATGACATTCGTGCTTACTTAAAAGAAGTACAAATTCAAACAGGCATTAAGATTGACTTTGTGATGGTTGACTACTTAGACTTGGTTATGCCTGTCTCTGTTAAAGTTAATCCTAACGACCAGTTCATCAAAGACAAGTATGTTGCAGAAGAATTGCGTAACTTAGCTAAAGAGATGGGAATCTTATTAGTGACAGCTTCACAATTGAATCGTAGTGCTGTTGACGAAATTGAGTTTGACCATAGTCACATTGCAGGTGGTATCAGTAAGATTAATACAGCAGATAATGTGTTCGGTATCTTTACAAGTCGTAGTATGCGTGAACGTGGCAAGTATCAAATTCAATGTATGAAGTCACGTAGTTCAACAGGTGTAGGTATGAAAATTGACCTAGACTATGATATTGAAACAATGCGTATTAGTGACAGCGATCCTGATGGGTATGCGGATCAGCAAGCAAAGTACAGGCCTGCACCTAGTCCGACTGACATTATGAATCAAGTAAAAGCACAATCTACACTAGTTTCTACAGAACCTATCATTGACCAAGCTACTGGGGAAATACTAGAACCACTGAACAAGAAGGTCGTAGTAGACGTTCAGGGTTCAAAACTCAAAAATTTACTCAACAGTTTGAAGAAATAAGACTAAATACTATATCATGCAAAAACAAACTCGCAGCCTTTTGGAAGAATTAGAGTCAATCGGTAATAACCGTGATACAAGTCACATTATTGAGAGCCGCGGCCATAACATCATTACTAGTGCAATTAATTTACTGGAAATGATTAATAGACATTATACGCCCGAACAGGCTGAGATCCTAGAGCGTAAGCTACTAAGTGCTATCAAAAGCAAGGATCAGAGTAGATTTGCAAAATCACTAAAGAAGAACAGTAAGAATGAGCCTATCTGAATCCCTAGCAGTATTAAAATCTAAGATTGATAAATTGTCCATTACAGAAGCTAAAGGACATTTAGACCATCCTGAAGATTTGATATTTTTAGACGGTACTCAGGGGGCAAGTCGTGCTGTTCAAGCAAGTGTTGATACAGTTAAAAATCCAGCGACCGTTACTATCAAGTGGGATGGATATCCTGCATTGATTTTTGGTCGAGGAACGAACGGTAAGTTTAGTATTATGGACAAACATATGTTCAATAAGAAAGACTTATCGGGTCGTCAAGTATTCAGTCCTGAGCAATTTGTTCAGTACGACCAAGCCCGTGGTGTTGACCGTAGTGGCTTGCATCAGTTAATTGCAGAAATCTGGCCTGGTCTTGAAAAGTCAGACAGAAGCAAGGGTTACTACTGGGGCGACTTATTATTCAGTCAGCCACTACAAGACCAAAACGGTATGTACAAGTTCAAAGCGAATCCTAACGGTATCGCATACACAGTTGAAGCTAACAGTGAAGTAGGACAATTATTTAAAGGTAAACAAGCTGCCATTGTTGTACATCAGTTCATTCCTCCAAATGCCGCTACTACAGACGAAGCTTCACCATTAGACGGTGGAATTGGTAGTTTAAAGAACAATAGCAATGTAGCTATCGTTCCTGCTAAGATGCCTATTACTCCTAAACTAAAGATAAGCAGTAAATTAGTTAACAAAGCACAATCTGATATTAAGAAGTATGGTCCTGCTGTGGATCAATTATTAACTACTGCTCCCCAAGCCGCAACGACATTCCGTGGGTTGTTTACAACCTATATCAATAAGAAAATTGTTGCAGGTGACTTGAATAACTTAGTAGACGGATTTATGGAATACTTTAATAGTCGCCCAATGACCGATGCAATGAAGGCAAAATTGACACAACATTTAGAAGCTAATAAAGCAGGACTAGTTGGTGCATTCACTATCTGGGCTAGCTTATACCAATTGAAAATGGCTATTGTAGATCAACTCAATAAAGCCGCAGAAGCAAGCCCTGTAAAAGGCTATTTACAAGACGGTACACAAACCCAAGAGGGTTTTGTCAGTAACGGACTCAAATTTGTAGATAGAATGGGCTTTAGTCGCCAAAATCTAGCCGCAAGATAAGCCCAAATCCTGGATTTTTTTGTACCAGGACTAAATAATAGTATGAATCTATATGATTCAAACTTTTTAAAGGAATTTTATTATGGCAGGCTTTACAAGAACACACGGCGATGCACAACCAGTATTCGCAATGGACGTACAAAACGGTCCAGTAGCACCATCTACTGCGGCTGACGGCACGACTACTAACTTTATCGGACCAGCTTTTGACTTCTTCGGTTTTGACTTAGGCGCCGCTCCTACAACACAATTAGGTGTTGACGAGATGGTTGCACAAGTTATGACTTCAATTGAGCAATTGTCTACAGTTATGATGTACTCTGTATCAGCTACAGCAAACGTTACAAACATGTCTGTTGCAGTTTATCCAGTTGGCGCATACACAGCGGCTACACTTCAAGCACAAGTTCGTGCTTTAGGTACAGTTAATGGTTATGACCTATCTGGCGCCACAGTAACAAACGTTGGTTTCCGTTTAGCTTCTACAGCTACAAGCGCAAGCTAATCAGAAGTTTAACTTCAAAGAAATCCGAGATTTATTCTCGGATTTTTTTTGCCTCTAAATACAGATATGAGTTTTAAAATAATTTGCTACACATTATTTGATATCACCCAAACAGGTGTTATCAATCGTTCCAGACCAGGGGTAGAAGATGACCCTGAGTTATGGCTACATAAACGAAATACACAGTGCAATTTTGACACAATCGTACAAGCAGTATCACTACGTTCACAACCTGAGGATATTACTACACCCAACTTAACAAAGATTAAGTTAAATGATTTTGACAGTTTTGGTTTTCTATTTGAAGAAGAAGATATTGAAATCAATTGCTGGACCTTTGATTTTACAGTACAACACGCTAGCGTATACAATGATGGAATAAATGATTTGGGTTCATTGTATTCAGATTGCGATCAGGTGCCCATGATAAAAACAAATACAGCATGGGACAAATTACCCGAATTTTTAGATAGCACAGATGAACTTAGAAACATTTATTTTAAGGTGGTCGAAAATAATGAATGATATTGAACTAGAACGCAGATTCAATAAGATAATTGACTCAAGGGAACTGGACGATTTACAGGATATTTCTATTTTTGAAACATCTAAAGATAATTATGTTGTATTTAAAAATTACAATGTCATAAAAAAATCTAAAACAGACGTAGATGTACGTTTGATAAACGGTGATTTGGTGCATTCTTTTTCTAGTATGCGGAACGCAATTTGTTGGTGTATTTTTGATAAACGTGGTAAATACGTATTAGCTAATAGAATCATTACATTGGACAGATCCATATCAAATGAGGAAGTGCAGATAAATGTTCATAATAATTTGTTTAAAAAGGCAAAGAAAACAGATGATAAATTGATATTCCTAGCTAAATTGAATGAAGATAAGTTCAGACGCAGTTCAATGTATCGTGAATTAGAGAATTATGTGGGGCAATCTGACTACTGGCAACAGCATCAGTACAAATTAAAAACCACACATTAAAGCCAAAAGTGATAAATACTTTACATTAGTCATTAGGACCATAACTATGAAATTAACAGATTTTGAAAAACAACCAGTATACAGTGCTCAAAGAGCATTGAAAGAACACTATGGTACATCCATTGATGTTAGCCGTATGTCTTATGCACAAGTGCGTACCATGCTAAGTAAAGTTCGTGGTTTGATGAGCGAATCAAAAGCATCAAACAAATTTTACGAAAGCACAGGTAACGGTTCATACATGAAACTAGTTTTCATGGAACAAGCACTAAGCAAGCAGTTTGCTTACTTAAGCACACAACGCCCACGTATCGTTGTTGAAAACGAAGAAGTAGAAAAGTCACAAACTATTCTTGCCGCACAAGATATGGTTGACTCTATCCAAAAGATGGTTGAGCAAGTCAGTGATATGATTGTTAAAGAACTACCTGCATTAACTGACTCGGTTGAATCTGAGATTGGTGTTAACGAAAGTCAAACATTTAATCAACAAGCTACAGAAGCATTGACTTCATTGCAAGCTACATTATCACAGAGTCAAGCAACACTGAAGTCGGCATTGGGAGGCATTACTGGTCAAGGTGGTGCTGAAGCGTTTGATGCCGGTGCTGATATGGGTGCTGATATGGGCGGTCAAGAAGATTTCAGCATGGATGCTACTGAAGAATTACCAGACGGCGGTGAAGAAGAAGTTGATTTGAATATGGATGTTGAAGAACCAGAAGATTTGGGTTCTGTCGGCCGCGCCAAAAGATAATATGAGACTCTTTGAGTTTGATGCTAGTCCACTATTAGTTGGCTTGGTTGCAACGACCAGCCAACTAAAGAGCGAAATTGATTCTGGTAAAGTTAAACCAGATTGGACTGTCCCAGAACTCTTGCAATACTACAGAGATAATGATATCATTATTGATAAGTCAGATTTGTACAACATGATTAAAAATCCTCCATTGAACAAATACATTACCAACATACAAGCTGATAATGTAGTGTTTAAGGGTCAGACAGAAGGTGGCAAACAAGCTCCTGATGAAGAAAAAAAAGTTGTACAACAAATGGCTAAGCAAGCAATGAAATGATAACACTAACAACAAAAGCAAATAACAAAGTAAGACAACAAATTCAAAAACGAGGCAAAGGCCTAGGAATTCGTATTGGTGTAAAAACTACGGGTTGCTCAGGCTTAGCCTATGTATTAGAATTTGTTGACGCACCTATTGAAGGTGATATCAAAGTTGATTGCGAAGGGTGTGCATTATTTGTAGATCCAAAAAGTTGTGCATATGTTCAAGGATTAGAAATTGATTTTGTCCGCAATGGACTAAATGAAGGCTTTGAATTTAATAACCCAAATGAGAGAGACCGTTGTGGATGCGGAGAAAGTTTTAGAGTATAATGTACCTTGCTACAGTAACGTGCAATAGGGATTTTCAACAAATGTTACTACAAGCTGAAAGTATTCAGCGATTTTTAAATCCATGTAAGCATGTAATCATTGTCAACGAATCAACTCCTGATATTGATTTTTGGTATCGTTGGTTAAAGCCATATTATACTAACCATGAATTAATAATAAGACCTAGAATTGAGTATGCATATCCCTCAGGTTCAATAGGCGTAAGAAACACATATGGTGAAATTGATGCAGTAAGTAGCGGTTGGAGATCACAACAATTACAAAAAATGTTATTGGCATACGAATATGAAGATGACTATTTGTTATTAGATTCAAAGAATTTTTTCATTAGGTCAGCTGATATTATGGAATGGAATGACTCTATTGGCAGCGGATCTTTTCAGCAATTTGGTGAAAAAGATATGTTCATAGGGTCTTATCAAAAATATACAGAACTATTTGGACATGAGATTGACCACTTTATAGGACCTTTTACTCCGTTCATGCTTAAAAGGGAACCTCTAGTTTCTAAATGCACATTAGCAGAATTAGGATATAAATTATTTTATCCGGAGCATTACAATAATCCTGCATCTGAGGGGATTTTTTATTCTTTTTTTGTAGATGATATAGTTAAGCAACGTGTTGGAATTCCTTTTGTAAAAAGTTCTACGGTTTGGGGACCAGATAAACCTGATCTTACAAAACTTTTATTTAAAATGTCTATGGATTCACACTTAAAAGTTGCCGGACTACATAGAGAAATTCTATCAACTATATCCAAAGACGAGTCAAAAATAATAGACTATTGGTTAAACTCAGATAAACATATGGGGTTTACTAATAAAATATATCCCATGCCAAGAGATTCACACATATAAATTTATGATAACAACAAAATTCACATACGAACCATTATACAGAGAAACAATCAACGGTTTACGCAAGTATGCAACACCTGATGGTGAAAAGCTTCCTAGTGTTACTACCATACTAGATGCTACTAAAAGTGAAGAATCTAAACAAGCACTTAACAATTGGCGTAAACGTGTTGGGGTTCAGAAAGCACAAGAGATTACAACAGAAGCCGCAGGTCGTGGAACACGAATGCACAAGTGGATAGAAGATTATATTAAGTCAGGAGTACTCAATGAGCCCGGAAGCAATCCTTATAGCTTGCAAAGCCATAAAATGGCCCAGTCAATCATTAGTCAAGGTCTTGTTAAATGCAATGAATACTGGGGTACAGAAGTTCCGTTGTATTATCCGAAAATTTATGCAGGGACGACAGACTTAGTAGGTGTGCATGATGGTGATGAAGCTATCATGGATCACAAGCAAACAAATAAACCTAAAAAGCGTGAATGGATTGATGACTACTTTGTTCAATTAGCAGCCTATGCTAATGCCCACAATGAAGTTCACGGCACAAAGATACGTAAAGGTGTCATTTTTATGTGTTCTGCCGCAAATGAGTATCAGGAATTCATCCTAGAAGGCTCTGATTTTGACAAGTATACTGACGTATGGTTCAAAAGAGTCGAACAGTACTATACACAGTTCCTATAACAAAAATTGATAAATAAGTGTAAATCTGTAAAGAATTACACTTATGGCAATCATTCAAATCTCGAAAATTCAGCAACGATCAGGTAATCTGGTCGATTTGCCACAACTTGACGAAGCACAGTTTGGCTGGGCAACTGACGCCAAGCGACTGTTCATCGGTAAAACATCCCCCAATGAGAACATTGAAGTACTAACTTCTTATTCTAACATCAGTTTTAGTCAAATTGATGGGTCAGACGGGGGCAATTTTAATATTGCAAATGCTACAAACGGTCAAGTGTTGACATATGTTGATACTACTAACACATGGGAAAATTGGCCTAGTACTGATATTCTCACTGCCAATGCTAACTTCAAACTTAATTTAGGTGATGTTGGCAATATCAAAATGGATGGCGGTGCGACCGGCTACATTTTAGAAACCGATGGTGTAGGCAATGTAGCTTGGACTAGCAAAGGTACATTAAGAACTGTTATTAATAATCTTACCCCCACAATAGTTATCGGATCTATATCTACTTCTACTGTAACTGCTGGTAGTTTTGTAGTAGGTAGAGCATATACTATTAGTACGGTGGGAACAACAAACTTCACTTTAATTGGGGCATCAGCAAATACAATAGGTATAACTTTTATTGCGACTGGTGTTGGTACCGGAGATGGAGATGCAACACTAACTACGCTTACAGTTACTGGAGTTACTAGTGGTGCACTTACTTTAGGTATGTCTATTTCAGGTACCGGGGTTTCTGCTAATACATATATTGCAGCCTTAGGCTCAGGCACCGGCGGTAATGGTACCTATTATGTGAATGTATCTCAGACGGTTGTATCCGGGGCAATCAATGGTTCCCTAGTAATGACTGTTGCAGATACCACCACATATACTAATGGGTTGCCAGTTACACTTAGTGGCGCTAATTCAAATGCAAGACCGTTAACGGGAACAATAACATCTACCTTAAGTGGTAATAGTGTGACAGGGGTGGGCACTGCTTTTTTAACTCAACTTGCTACTGGGTTTACTATATTAGCTAACACTGGTAATCTAATAGGAACAGTACTGTCTATATCAGATGATACTAATTTAATACTAACTGCAAATGCATTAGTTGCAGTTTCAAATCAGGCAGCAACTTATAAAAATCAAATTGTATTTGATACTATTGTCAATGGTCAAACTTTTTATGTAAAAGTTGCAGGTGATTTCCCAACATCAGGAAATACAACATTGTATACCAGTCAGAATTTGGCAACTGGAAATGCTGTAGTGGCCGCAAATTTAGGTACATATACTGCCAATTCGGGGATTGCTACTGCACTTATTAGTGGTGGCGGCGTGTCTAATGCAGGTGGTTCTGCAAATACAATTCAATTTAATGACAATGGTACTCTTTTTGGTTCTGCAAATTTCACACTTACTGGTGGCAATTTAGTCACATTAAATGGAAACTTTAACGCAAACAATATAGCAGGTGGAAATTTAGTAACTGCTAATTTCGTTACAGCAACATTAACTGCAAATTCAGCCTCACAGCCAAATATCACAAGCACAGGTACACTTGCTGGTTTAGTTGTTGCAGGTAATATCACACCTAACACAGACATAACATACAATTTAGGTAACAATACTAATAGATTTAATGATTTGTATTTGGCTAACAGTACAATATACATTGGTTCTCAAACAATTAGTGCTAACGCCTCATCAGTTATTGTATCAGGAAATCTTGTTGCTAATATTGTAGGTAATGTTTCTGGAAATGTAACATCAGCGGGCACAGTAACCACTAACGCACAACCTAATATCACAAGTGTTGGCATACTAACTAGCTTATCAGTCAGTGGCAATATTACTACTGGTAACTTAGATGGGGCAAATAACATCACTGCTAATTATTTTATTGGTAGTGGCAACAACTTAAGTAATATACAAGGTGCAAATGTGACCGGTGCTGTAACTTATGCGGGAACAGCAAATAGTGTAGCACTTGCAAACGTATCTGGTATAGGCAATATCGCATCTATCAATTTAGATGGTAGCAATAGTAATGTATTATATGGTAATGGAGTGTTTGCTCCGACAGCTGCCGCATATGGCAATAGTAATGTGGCAACATTCTTGGCTAGTTATGGTAGTAATACAATTACTACAACTGGTAATATCAACGGTGGTAATATTATTACTGGTGGTATTGTTAGTGCAACCGGTAACATTACTGCACCATTCTTTATAGGTAACGGTAGTCAATTAACAGGCATCTCCGTAGGTGCAGGATCACAAATTATTAATGGTAAT